AATTCCAACTTTTACATCAACATTAGTATGTATTACTTACAATTATTCTCATAATATGTTTCAATTAACATCCTAGAATGGATATTTAAAATTATATGAATTTGTACTAAAAACTATATTTTTTTGCCAAAAAAATTAAATAATAGGTGCATATATTTAAAAGCAACAAAACCCACCCACAACTCAAAACATCAAACATCAAACATCTCCCAAATGTCTGCTCGTTTTGAATCCACTACAGATTCCAATTTTGTAACAGATGCGGTATCAACTGATTTACATGAATTTTTGCGTGAACAACGTGAAGAATATGAACGTCAGATTCGTGAAGTGTTTGCCCAATTTCCGGATGATTGTGATGAAGAAATCCCAAATCCCTCTGTTGTAACCCCGGTGCTGCAATGGAAAAAACAAGATGAAAGCCTCTTACCAGTGGATTCTGGTAAAGATTTGTGTAGAATTCAACTCCTACGGATTGTTTTTTATGTTATTTTTTCTCAAAAAAATTATTCAATAATAATTATTCTTTAGATAAGCATATTATTTATAACTGGCTAAAAGCATATATACCTACAAATTAATCTTTTTATCTCGTGAGAATACAAGAATTCTAGTATCATCATAAAGATCTGGATCAGGAATATAAACCCATTTATTAACAGGAATATCTAATATTTTTTTATATTTAGCAGATTCAAATGCATCTTCAATATTTTTAATTTTATAATTGTGAATATTGTAATTATTAATTTTAATTCCTGTATTAGTATCAGGTGCTTCATTTATAATGATAATAATTTTACCAAATTTATTAATAAATTCTTCATATAATTTAATTGTTTCAAATCCCTGATATGCGCTATCGAATCCAGGTGATTGATCATTTTTATTAATACAATAAGCTAAAATTAAATTATCAACACCATTTTTCGAAATTGGAATTGTACTTGTTTTAAGTTTATCCATTAGATTTCTAAAATTCGAAGTTTGTACATAATAGCTATTAAAACGAATTCTTTTTTTTGCTAATTCATATTTATCTTTAATGTATCTATTTGATTCAATCGCATTATTAAATGCATAAATAACAGATGTATATTTGTTAAAACATTCCATAATAGTAATAGGACAGATATTTATAATTGTTTCATTATTTGGGATTATATGCTTAACAAGATTCTCATAAATACTTGTAATAAATTTAAATTTACTTGAATATTGATTAGAATATGATTGTTGAGAAATCAAATGATCAATACCTAAAAGATTATTAATAGTAAACCAATTATTTTCTGCAGTTTTATGATCATTGCCATAATAGTTTCCTCTTTCAACTTCTATTTTACGATCACTTCGCAAACGTAATAAATTCCATGTTTCAGTATTAATGTTATATGAAAATTCACCAACTTCACCATGCAAATTTGATTGTTCCGACCAGTACAAATGTGCATAAGGTTTATCAGATGGACTAAAAATAGCAGGAATATATTCATTTGCGTTATTTGGAATAATACTTTGTTCAACTTTAATATTAGGAAGAGATTGATGAATTGATTTACTAATTCCACAACATAATATATAAAGATGTTTTCCACCTGAAATATATGGGCTTTTTCCTTTAAAATTTTCAGGGCAATTTTGGATAAGAAAATCGATAGTATTAAATTCAGATGATTTCCATTTCCAAATTTTATTAGCATAATACATACTTGTAGTATAATTTAATGAATCAAGATATGCAAAGATATAACCTTCAATCTTTTTCTTTTCAGATTTTTCATCAATCTGAAGATCATTAAGGCAATTTCTCGTATATAATGATTTAATATTTGATGCCTGATACCATTTTTTCATTTTAATTACAATTTTATTTGCTTTTAAATCAACCAATCCATTCATAAACATCAAACGATATTTAAAACTAATATTATCAATATTAATTGATGAAGCCATACGAATATCGAATGGAACAATAGTTAAAATACCATTAATATCAATTATTACTTCAGCATCAAAAATCCATGTATTATTTACATCAATTTTACTTAATCCTAATGCTTCAATACTTTTAGATGGTGGTAAACTTGGTGGAATTATCATATCAAATTTATATACAATTGAACCACATGTAATAAATATGTCTTTTCCTAAAATTAGAATAGTTGATGTTACACCATCAGTTTTTTCAGAAACAACATAATTTCCAAATGCGGGAATCAATTCTTTATGAAGAATATCATGATCAAGTGTAATAACCCTTGATGTAAGTTGTTTAATACCAAATTCACCAGATTGATATTTTGGTAAATTTGATAGTTTCAAAAGTGTAGCAATTTTTACATAAATATCTTGCGCACTAATTCTACATGTATCAATAATACTATTTTCTAATAATTTAATGGCTAAATTAATAAATGATTTATTAAAATATATTCCTCCCATTGTATTAAATTCTAATTGAACTTTAATAACATCAGCATAATTATAAGGAACTTCTTTTGCAAAATTTTCTGTTGTAAATTCACTGTTTAAAAGTTTTGCTTTAATTTCTTTAAGACGATGAATTGTTAATTTTTTCGATCCAGCTTTTTCTGGAATGGATAATATTTTACGATATTTAATATTATTCTTAAAATCAGTATTATACCATGTTTTTGATAAAATAATGTGTAATACCCAATTATTAATGTTAAGGCATAATTTTAAATCTGCAACCATTGCAATACAATCATTTACTTGAATATCTTCAGTATCTATAATTTCCATTAATTCAATATTGTACGGAATTGACTTTTCTACTAAATCACAATCAATATGAGATACTGTGCGTAAAATATGACTTAATTGTCCTTTTTGTCTACCAGCTTTAAAAACAACGGTTTTACAAAGTAATTTTTCATCTCGCATATTCATGCTTCGATTATATTCATCTTGAATATGGTCATTATTATTAATTTTATAGAATTTCATTGTCTGTTCAATTTTTTTCTCACGAATTAAACCATCTGAAAAACATTTTTGTTGTAAAATTTTAATTGAATCAATTAATTCAGATCGTACTTTAAAAATTGATCTAAAATATTTTAATTCAGGATCTAATCCTATTAAATTAAATATGATTTTTTGTTTATTTAAATCAATAGATTGATGATAATCATCTATGATATCAGATATCATTTTAATAGATAGTAATAATAATGTTATTATATTTTTAAATCGTTAGTATTAGGCTAATAATTAACATTAGGAATAAATCAAATTTGAATTTTTTATAAGAGAAATACTATTTCTTTAATTAGTTAACGCTAATTAATATTACTAAAAGATAAATCTTTATCATAGTTAATATGTCAAATTTACCATTAGTAGATAACAATCCAATTGATATTAAACCAAATATAATCAATAATAAATCAAATACAATGACTAAATATTATAAAGTACTTGATTCTAAAATGATGTCTGATGGGATAGTTTTTACTGAAGGAGAAAATAAATCAGAAACTTTAATTTCATTTACAGATGATTTATTTGTTTACTATCAATTAATACCTGACTGCTTTGTAGCAGAAGTAGAATTTGATGTTGGTCAATTTATTGTTGATAAAGAAAATAATAATATTTATCTATGCAATAAACTTATCCTAAAAAATATTAAATCATGTGCTCAATTTAAAGACGAATTAATTAGTCAACTACTAACTCGTCTTCAATCACCGCGTGATCAAAAAGATATTAAAAAAGAAGAAGCAATGAAGATTCTTAATTTACGTTGGAATGTTTTTAATCTTACTAAAGATGGATTAGTTAAAGTAAATATTAAAGAATCTATTCAACGTGAAATTCGAGAATCACAAGAACGTTTTATTAAAGCCCGTCAAGATCCTAATATTAATTCTGAAGTTATAAAACAACTGATGGATGATTTTAATAAAATTTCATTAAATCCAGAGAAAAAAGAAAAACTTATAACCGAAGAAATCCAAAGTTTATTATGTGTGTTTTCATTCGAACAAAAAATACCAACTATTACAAATAATTATCGATTAGTTTTGAATGACGAATCTGGTCTTATTGAAATTGATTCAATGGGATTAGTTTCAAATAAATATCCATATCTTTATGCTGAATTATTATATGGTTTTGCTTTATTTTTAGAAAGATATCAATAAATTATTCTATTAATCATTTTTAATTTTTTTATACATTCCATAACCCCAAATAAAAGATCCAATAATAACTAAAATAAATGCAGTTAATTCATAATATAATTGATTAGATAACGACAATACTAATCCCAATATAACTGCAATTATTCTAAAGAATACAAACCAAATTAATTGTATTTTTATATCCGTATTTGATGGTTTAAATTTTTTATAATGAATTTTATGATAATATTTCCAAATATAATAATTAGATAATTCTATTAATGAAAATATAATCATATACATCATTTGAATCTGAAATTCTGGTTGAAAGAAAATTAACCAGTCACAAATAATTACACCAATGTGATGTAATTTGAAAACCATTGTCATAATCATAAAATCAACAATATTATAAGCAATATTTATTGATAAAATTAATTGAACTGTTTCTCTTCCATATTGAAATTTTTCTTCCATAATAAAAATTAATATAGGTGCAATTATTAATATAGTTCCATTAATCATACTTGTAATATTTCCTGCTATTTTAACAACAGCTGGATGATCTTGTAATAAACAAGAAAATAAAGATTTTAATCCATACCATAAACATATAAATGATAGAATTTGCAACATTTTTTTTAATTATAAGATAATAATTCAAATTATTTAATTCAAATTATCCGATATATAAGTATTTAACATAAATTATTCAAATTTATTCATCTATATTAATACAATAAATATATTGTTTTAAATCGTTTGGATCACATTCATTAATTTTATCTGTAACTTTGTATAACATGGTTTTATTTGGAAGTTTTGGAGCACTTGGATGTTGTAAATCTGGTGTAAAAGTAATAACAGCAGTAAAAATTTTTGTATCATCATTATAATATGAGTTTATTCTATCACATTGTATAACATATTGATCACGTTGATTTGGTGTAGCAATCATCATATATTTTTGTGCTGCAAGTTTTGATAATCTTTCAATACTTGTTCTATAAGTATATGCATAATATAACCAAATCATCACAATAAATATTGCAATAATAAATCCATATAAAAGTATATCAAATAAATGCCAAATACTCATTATTAATTTATTTGATTTTATTTGATTTTTATTTAATAAAGATATGGGCTTATATTTTATACAATATATTTAAAATCAATATCTTGATTTAATTATACTTATAAATAATTAATTTAAATCTATAACAAAATTTAATATGGTTGCTGTAATTCTAATTACATCATTAATTATTATAATATTAATTATATTATTAAGCTTAGCTTTTAGATTAAATTCAACACCAGAAAAATTAAAAGCTCATTCAATAGTAATAGTTGATACTAGAGGACAACAAACAGTTAGCGAAGTTGAATTTTCGAGATTTATGGATAAAATTGGAGCTATTTTAGTTAATAATAGACATTTTGATTTCGATGGATCTCTACCTATGAGCAAATTTGAGGTAAAAGTAAATGGACGCGATAAATTTCAAAATAAGTATATCGATCCAGCAGCTGAAGAATTAAAAGCGTGGATTCGTTCAACTGATAATTATCCATATGCTTTACCAGCTAAATTTACTAACCCAATCGATGATGAAATCAATGCAATGGGTGGTGAAAGTAACCCGATTATGATATATAAAAATCAAAAAAAATCAATTACTAGTTCAGATACGTTAGTTAGTTTAGAAGATGTAGCTGAATATATTAGACAAATTAAAGAAATAAATTTACAATTTCCTGAAAATGAACGAAAATCAATCAATATGATTAAAACACATAAATTAATTATTGAAATTCTTAAACAATATTATGATTCTGTTGATCCAAATATTTTTGATCGACCTCTTGCTGAAATTATTGATGCTCCAACAAATATAAAATTACAAACATCTCATGAATCTAAAATGAAAATTCATAAAAAAGAAAATGAACCTCTTTTAGATAGTTCACTTTCACAAAGAAATTCACTAGTTGATGTTTCAGGTTTTGCAGACGATGATAAAACAGGAACAAGTAATTCACGAACTCATGATAATATGGATCTAGATAAAGCAAACTCTGATATCGAAGGTATGATTGTAAGACGAGCACCTGCTAGAGTTAAATATACTGGATGTAGAAGATTTATTAGAATCGAAAATTAATAAATTTCATTCATTTGATTCAACAAATTTAGATTCTAATAAATGTCTTCCAATGAATTAGTCATAAGAATTATCTTAATTGAATCTTTGGTATGATTTTTATCAATTGAAAATATATGATAATTTTTATAATTATACATTACATTATCTAAACATCTAAGATATAGAAACTTATTATTTTTTGGTCTAATAAGAGTAATAAGATATTTGTTTGTAAAGTCATTTTTTCTAGGATAAATTTTAGTAAATTTATCCTTAGTAGTTTTATTTTTTTGATGTATACTTTTCATTATTTTTTCTTCTATTCTTTGTATTTGAATATCTTTTTCATCAACTTCTTTAATTTTAGGAAACATATCATTAACTATTTTACTTTCATAATTATGACAACCTGAACATCCAAAACATGTATGGCATTCATAGCATCGACAATATTTTTCGCAATATTCTATTTCACAATAATGACCTAAATCAAAAATGGCTCTTTCATACCAAGGATCATATTCTTTTATCTCCATACATCTCTCACAAGCCATCTTTGTTTATTATATAATTGTTAGTAATTAATTATATTTATTAAATAATTCATTTTTAATAGTTGATATTTAAAATTATGTAAAAAAATTAACGTTTAGCTTTATCAATTAAAATCAATACAATACTAATCATATTAGTTATATTTCTATAACCATAATATTCACATTTTTGAAAATTTCTATTGATTGAAAAGATTTTATATCGTTGGTTGTTATAATTAATAATATCTGATATTGTAATACCAATAATTTGATGATTATCATGTAATCTTTTAACAATTAAAAAACCATTATCAAATATATCTAATTTTTTGTTAGGTCTAATTATTCTTTCTTTTGATTCCATTTTTATAGTGATATTATAAATATCTTATTATAATCGTATAAATATTTTCAATTTTTATAGGAATTGTTGATTGTAATTAATAAAAAGATGGATTTCTTTGGAACAGAAAAATATTTTCAGAATCGTACATACAGTCAAAATCAAACAGTTATTGAAACACGTTCTATGAAAGAATGGTTTATGGATGAACAAAATTGTGATAATGTACTTTCTCAATTAACTCATAGGGGTATTCAGTTTAATGATTTAGAATTACGTGCAAAAATGGGTGTATGGGCTAGAAAAAATAAAATTCATCTTCAACAAAGCTCAGATAATTATATAATAGGACATAATGATTTAACTATATTACTTAAATCAATTAATGCAAAATTTATTAACGAAACATTTGGAGAATTTACATCAATGGATAAACCAATAGATAATAGAATTCGTGTACAAACATATAAAAATCATACAACTGGATATAAAGTAAATCCAAATAATGATTTTAATGATGTTTCAGAAAGTGAAACTGTTATTCAAGATGGTATACTTATGAAAAGTAATTTTGATGAACCCGATCATGAAATTTTTGAAACAAAAAAATCAACAATGATGACTGCATCTGATTATAAAAATCTAGATGTTTATGATCCTAAATATGACAGAGATTTGTATGTTCAAGCAATCGGCATGAGTATGAAACGACAACGTCGAAATGACTTACAAAAATATATGCATAAGCGCCATGTTTATGGATTTAAAGAATCTGATAGTAATCCAGATGGGTATAGATCTGCAGAATCTGACCGAGCAAGTCTTGATAATTTATCAAGAGGTTTTAGTATGAAGAAATTCATTGCAAATGCTAACAATCTTAAAAGACCTGAATCAATGTATCAATTCCAATTTTAGGTTTAATTAGATTGTTAGAAAATCGTCAAATTTGATTTATTTTTCAGTCAATTATTTAATAATAAATAGTCTTTAAAATCCAAAAAATGTATTTTGACAAATATTTAATTATTCATTTATTTTTATATATTATTATGTTTACAGCTTTTACATTTATATTTGTTGGTGGAATTATATTCAGCGAAACTGACAAAAATAAATTATCCAGTGGTATTATAATATTTGGAATTATTGATCTAATTTAGATAGCTTATACTTATCATGTTCTTAGAAGAATGGAATATGTTTTACCAAGACCATTATTAAGTATTCAGTCTAATTAATTAAATTACTTTGAATTCTTACTCGTTATTTTTTTGTTACTTCATTAAGCTTTGAAGCTAATCTTTTAATAATTAGTTTTGGTTTATCAAGATTTTTTATATAATATTTTAAATCATCTATATCAAAATATTGCCCTTGTTTTGTAAGATTAAGATAATAGGTGAAATCTTTGCTATTTAAAAAATTATCTAATCCTAAAAATTTAAAATAAGACTCCGGTTCAAGTACAATTGCTAATGCAATAGCAGCTTCTTTTAATGTATCATATTCGTTAAGATTTGGTAACAATTCTTTTATATATTTAGTTTTTGAATCGCTAATAATTAATTCATATGTTTTTGGCGCTCTAGTTACATTTAAATTTTTTTCAATAACTGGTTTCCAAAAAGGTTGAAAAAGTAAATATTCAAGTGTTCTAATAAGATATACATGCCGACTTTTACGGGCAGTTCTCCAAGCTCCACTATCAATAGCTGTATCTCCATAAAAAGTATCAGAATACATAGGATCATAGTCAATTAAAAACCATCTCTTTCCATATGAAGGAATATGAAATTTTTCAGATTTATTTTCAATAAGTCCATCATCATTATCATTTCCTCCAGAAACCAATGCATCTAAATCTAAATTTATATTAATAAATTCCTTTTCTTCTTTTAAATACATAACATTTTTCCATTTAGAATCTGTATGATACCAACCAAATGATTCCATAATATAATATATATAAACATACTGAGTTAGAAATGCATATATTTCATTACGCACTTTTCTCCTAAATCCATCTAGTTCATTACTTTCAATATCGTTCAAATTCATTACAAAACTATTATACCAATTTTTTAATGTATCTTCAAGAACTGGTGTTGTTATCATATACAAACAATAAGGAGATTCATGAACTTCTTTTTTTGCTTTAATTCCATTTGCTTCCTGTCCAAAATCGAATTTACAGTTTTCTATAATTTCGTATTTTATTAGATGTGTAAAATGATCGGGAAATTTATTAGCTACTTGTTCATAAAATGCAAGCATAGCATGATATCGAGACTGCTTATTATCTATATCAGATTTAAGAATATGAGCTTTTTTAAAAGCAACTAAATTATTATGATAATTTGCTAGATATGTAACTCCATATATTCCATTTCCAAGAGCTTTAATAATCTCTGGTTCATTAGTATTTTGATTAATTGGCTTGATTTTTTTACTACTCATTTTAAATTTGAAATATATACGGTATTTATATATTCATTGGATACTTTATATAAATAAAGATATAATATAAAATTAGACTTATTCGATTATAATCTAAATATGTCTAAAACAAAAAATCAGACAAAACACGTATTACCATCTGGTAATAAATCTGTTGTTTCTAATCCAGTTAATTCTGAATTTTATCAAGAAATTGATAATGAATCTACTAGAGAAGAAAAAAAGCAAGGGTATCAATTATATGAAAGTTCTAAATTTACTGGAACTATTAACGAATTATTGAATAAAGCTTATGATTTAAAAGAACTTAAATCTGAAGCATCAGGATTAGTTGATGAGGAAATTATTAATGAACTTAAAAAAATTGATACAAGTGATGAACCACTCTTAAAAGATAATCCTGATTTATTCTTTATTGGGGATATTCCACAACAATACAAAAAAATTTATGATTTGTATAAAAAACATCAAAAGGCTTATTGGCCTGCTGAAGATGTTTCAATGGAAACGGATAAAATCGATTGGATAAATTTACTTTATGATCAAGTATCAGAAAAGTTAACATTTGAACAAAAAGTTGAAAATCAACATAAAAATGATAGAGCTAGATTTTTCATTAAATTAACATTAGCATTCTTTGCTAATGCCGATGGTATTGTAAATAGTAATTTAATCGAAAGACTTTGTAAAGAAATTAAAAATCCATATTCAAGATCGTTCTATTGTTTTCAAATGATGATGGAAAATATTCATAGTGAAGCTTATACTAAAATGTTACAGGCACTTGTACCTGATCCAATTGAACGAGATGAATTATTTCATGCAATCTATCGTATTCCTGTTATTCGTACAAAAGCATTATTCGCTTTAAAATATATTAGTCATCCTGATTCAGATCATTATATCAATTCACCTAACTCATTAGGTCTAAGATTAGTTGCACAAGCTTGCATGGAAATGATTAATTTCAGTAGTAGTTTTGCATCAATTTATTGGATTCGTTCACGTGGTAAAATGCCTGGTTTGTCTGAATTTAATAAACAAATCGCTGCTGATGAAGGTCTTCATGGTGAGTGTAGTGTTGAACATTATTTACTATTGAAAAACAAACTTCCTGAAAAGATTGTTCATAAAATTATTAAAGAGAGCTATAATGTAGAAGAAGAGTTCTTTAAGCATGCTTTACCAGTTGAACTTGTTGGAATGAATTCAGATGATATGGGTCAGTATGTTAAAGTTGTTTGCAATAGATTAAGTGAAATGCTTGGTTATAGTCCGGTTTTTCCAAATGTAACAAAAATTCCATCTAATTTCTCATTTATTGAAAAAATTAATTTGAACAGTAAAACTAATTTTCATGAATATGCACCTGTTGAATATCAGCAGGCAATGATTAATCATGCTAAGAAATGGGGTGCTAGATTTAACTTTTAATATGAGAGTTCATTTATGAAAGTTCATTAAATTTAATTTTTTTAAATTAAATACTTATAATTAATAATAAAGCCATAATAGAATGAGTGCAAATGATGCAAAATTTCGAGGTGAAGTTAAAAGGAAATACTGTTACAGCTGATCCAATTAAAGTTACAAATGTTAAATTTATTACAACATGATGAAGATAAAAATATATTAGATGACATTTTATCACATAGAGTAAAATTTAATATTGGATATAAGGAGAAAGGTGAAAAATTTATTTTATTTGAAGGAAATAATTCGTGT